AAAAGGATCTTAAAAAGGCTATCCACTACCTTGAAAATGAACTCTACCACACAACATTGCAGATCGAGCAGTCTGAGCGATCAAGCAATTCAATTCCGTTCAGCGTATGGGATCCAGAACAGCTCGGAGAACCGGACTATGCAACTGGGTTTGATCGATGAAGAGTACCAGGAGTTCCGTACTGCGTTTCACAATGAACCCTACGAAAACGAACTGAAAGAGCTTGCAGACCTTGTATATGTCTGCTTTCAATATGCTGAGAATATGGAGTGGGATCTAGAAGAGGCGCTAGATCGTGTCCATAAAAGCAACATGTCTAAGCTAGGCTTGGACGGTACACCCATCCGCCGAGCTGATGGAAAGGTCTTGAAAGGACCAAACTATAAGCCTCCTATTTTGAACGACCTTATCAACCCATGACTGCATCCTATATTTCTCGCACGGGACGTGTCCAATCTTGGATCGATGACCCAACGTCCCGCCTACCGGTTTCGTGCACCGTATTTGTTGTTGAAGACTCCATGGAGGGACCAAATGGAATCGAAGCAAGCTGGCGATTTGTATCACATGCTTTACGTTTCGGAGCAGGTTGCGCGGTCCACCTGTCGAAACTGCGACCCCGAGGTGAAGAAAATGGAAAAGGGCTGGTTGCATCTGGACCGGTATCTTTCGCAAAAATCTACTCAACGTTAAATGAGATTCTGAGGCGCGGCGGGGTGTACAAGAACGGCGCTGTGGTGTGTCACCTCGATCTCCGGCACAGTGATGCTCTTGAGTTTATCAAAACTCCACGTCAAGAGCTGCCCTGGGTTAAACGATGCATCAACATCACAGATGAGTGGTGGCAGAAGTGTACGTTTAAGGAAGAACTTCTCTACGGTATTAAATCAGGTGACATCTGGCTAAACAAAGTTAAATACGATAATGAAGGAAAACGCATCAGAGGCAACGTCTGCCTTGAGGTTTACCTGCCCTCACGAGGTACCTGTCTACTCCAGCATGTCAATCTCGGTGCCTGTGAATTCGACGACATTCCTCGCGCTTTCACTGAAGGTATGTCCCAACTGTGCGAACTCCATGGTAAGACAGGTGTTGGGGAAAGCGGAGAGTACCTCCCAAGCGAAACTGACCGACAAGTGGGGCTCGGGATCCTCGGACTCGCTAACCTACTTCGTCGATACGGAGTAACGTATGACCAGTTTGGACGTGCGTTGGAACAGTTCAACAAAGGAGAATCAGTACGGTCTGCAGCTTATGAACTTGTCACCCAAATTAACGCTGGCATTGAGTCAGCAGCCAGTATTGCTCGCAACGCTAAAATGGTTCGAGCCTTTGCTATTGCGCCCACTGCCTCCTGCAGTTATCGAAGCACAGATCTGGATGGCTATACTTGCACACCAGAAATCGCTCCACCTATCTCGCAGACTGTCGATCGCGACAGCGGTACTTTTGGAGTACAAACATACAACTATGGTGACGTAGAGATC